TGGATGCTAAAAAAACAGCCTGTGAGCGTGAACCCTTACGACTATTGCATCGAGTACAACAGGCCACCATATTGTCTAAAGCGATTGGATCGCCTCCGCTTTTGATACTGACTATGTGATCGACAGTCGTAGCATCTTGGCCACAGTAGACACAGGTATAGCCATCTCTAGCTAGGACTATGACTCGCTGTTTCTTGTACTTATTACTGACTCTAGGATCTTGTATACCTCTGACCATTAGTAATACCTATATTTGAGATGAAAGGCCAAGGCATTACAAGGAGTCTTATATCTATGAACTATGTACTTATAGCCTAAATCCATTTGTACATAAGGGTTAGTCTCTTTAAGTTTTAGTAGCTGTGGAATACCAAATGCTGAGCTCTTTTTATTCTTGGCATAGGGATCCCATAACCTGTTTTCTAAAGTCCATAACTTCTCTATACATACAAACTCTTTATACGATAATACTTTTAAGTGTATATATATTTTATATTTATCTATTTCTATTTTCTCAACTGCGTTAGCAGGAGTATTTATTAAAGTACACAAGGGTAGCATGGCCATCCAAATCCATTTGATATTACGCGGTATCTTGGGAGTGTCGCGCTTCATTGATTGGCCTTTTGCTGCCATACATAATGGATCTGACTACCTATCTCATGCCTCATAACAGCACTAGCTAACCGGCTATCTGAGGTAGTAGCTATGGTTATTCCACATGCACATGTAAAGCTGTAGGTCATTGGCCGCCCCATCCTTTACCCTTAAATGAAAGTCCAGGAGGCGAGTACAGCTGTACCATCATGGAGTTACAGCAATAAGGCGCATTTTCCTCGTGTATCGACCGCTCTACCTCAAACTCAATATTGCAGGTAATACACTTGTAGCTATATTTTGGCATCTTGTATGTCCTCCATAAGTACAACGCCCATAACCCCACAGCTGACACATTGAAGGGTCTTTACGTAGGCCGGTAGGTTGTCGGTGACTATTCGCTCCTCATGATCAGTTATGCGCTTACATATACGGCATTTAGATCTGTGTATCGCCATAGTTAGAGCTCCTTAAATACTTCATCTCAAACAGGTTGCGTTGATTGACCCAATAGTTACCCTGTTGTGAGTGCTTGTAGCGCGGCCTCATGGCCATAAATGCCGGTATCCATCCCACTAGCTGATAGACAGGCGAGCGCCCAGCGACAAGGATGCATACGTCATTAGGACGAGATCGCTGAGACTCTTGTAATATCAAATGGCCGTTTACATGGCGTGTGTGTTTAACCTCTATACGTGATGTCTCAAGCTCTACATCAGCCTCAGACTTGAAAGTATGGATCGAGGGCATAAAGCCCCTGACACCGAAGTATTCAGCTACGGCTATTTCAGCTCCTACGCTTTCTGCATGTTGAGCGATCATCTCGTGATAGTTAAGTGATTGGCCAAATAGGCGAAACCACTCATCACTCATAACGGCAGCACGTTCGAGAGCTGTGCGGTGTGCGGTGATCTCTTGAGCCCTGTCTAAGATCACTCGGTCAAGCACTAAGCCCTGCACTTAGCACACAGCCAAATAACGATCTCTTGGCCTACATTACGTAAGGCAACGCCGCCGCCTTGAGGTTGCCACTCTAGGCATTGATCGCATCGATCGAGAGCTGTAATAGTTATATTGCCGTCATCATGGATGACAGATGCGTAGCCATCTTTAATAAAAGTAATCTCGCCCATGGTTACACCTGTGGTTTCCACTTGCCATCGCTACCTAGCACATGCCAATAAGGAGGGCATTGAGTGGCCTTTGTGCGCTCTGTACAAAAGTAGCCGCCCCAATTCTTAGGCGATCCTGCCGCTGCCTGTTTCCAAATCATCGAGCCATGGCCGCATCGAGGACTGGCCGGCACTAGCTCACCGCCTAATTGGCCTTGGATCTCTGCTACAGCTGTACTTAGCACCGTAGTACCAGTTTCTCTTTCTGTTTGTGTAATGGTGAGCGTGGCCCATGGATCAGAGGTTGCAGGTAGCGCCTCGACCCTTGCCATATCTTGTTTAGTCGGACGGCCTCCGGCACTAGGGGATAGCAGGCCAATTACTCGACCAATAGCACTTGTAGATGTGTCCTCAACTAGCCACTTACGCATATTGGCCGTCAAACTAGCTACGTTTCCATAGGCATAATCCACAGCGCTCGGTACAGCATCCTCAAACTCTTTGTACGCCTCAGCTCTAACTAGCACCCATCCGGCGGTTAAATCCTTATCCTCAATTACGGCGATTAATCTGCCTGAGGGAAACTCGCTGCGAAAACGAGTAATGCGAGCATTTACATCTTCGTAAGTATCCAAGAAACTCATGCGCTTAGCTCCTTGTCTTTCAGAGCTTTAGCAATAGCGCGGCCACGTAAATAGCCCTCGCTGTGTCCCTCGCGGTGTCCAACGAGGTATCCTAAATATAAACATAAACCGCTAATAATTACTACATAAATAAGCGGTGGTATATCGAGTGTCCAATTCATAGTCTCAGCCCTTTACTGTGTTATGGTCAAGCAAAGGGCAAAGCAAGAAAAACTAAATAGCAGTTTTGTAAAGTAACGTGGCGTCTTTTGCGCCTTAATTTACTTTACATAATGTAACGAAACGGTGAAAAATAATTATCATCGTTTAATTACATTAGCCGGACCTCACATTTGTGAAAGTCTGACCATCTGATCTATTTATTTTTTTAGTACTAGCCCTTAGCCTGAGATGCGTTTTGCATCTTGGAAAATGGTAGGGCACATCTCTGACATATTTCAAGATACGACACGCCCAAGGCTCAATAGAAAGGGTAAGCCGATGGCTGCTCCACGCATGACCCCTACAGGCACAATGGATGTAACATCTCATGCCACCATGGATGGAAAGATAAAAGTACTTGGCTACGGCGAGGATGATCGAGCTGTAAACCCGGGTGATTTGCTTCTCATTGGTAGTAACTGGATGAGAGAAAACGGAAAACTCATAGAGACGGAGTTTGTGTTAAAGCTGCGAGGTCGCGATATAGATCATTTTGTACAAGCTGCCGTAACTGCCAAGATGCTTTATGAGGACAATAAGCATTGGCTTACTGCCTCTATGTCTCAACCCGGGGTCGATACTCGAGGCCGTATGGCTATTAGATCAGACGATCAGCAAAATACATTACACAAATATCTATCGAGCTAGTCGATCCTCGATCAGCATCTCGTAGATACGGTCTACCTGTTTTTCTATACGGTCTACTCGACCTGCAAGGTTATGGCCGCCGTTATTGTCCGGCCGTAGCTCTGATAAATAGAATTTAACAAGATGCCGGATCAGTCCAACCCCTAGCCCCAAAATAGTAAATACCCCCAAGGCAATACCAACTAGGAGCTGGACTGTTTCCATTACTTAGTTACGCCAAACTGACCTTCGGATGGTTGTAGCGCCTTAAGTAGTGGCCCGATTAGCCCAGTGATAAACGCATTAGCTAATATTTTTGGATCTGTTATACCGCTCATGATCAGCGCTGCCACACTAGCGATTGCAGCTCGTCCGTAAGATTTAGCCGCGGCGATTGCTTGCTCTTTCATTGTCTAGCTCCTAAGTGCCCCTTAGTTAATTTGTTTAAGTACACCCACCACGTTCGTACCAGATGCGGTGACACCGTATAAGCCCTCATGATCTCCTACAGATAAAGTTAATTTATCGCCGTTATCCATTTTGTAACCGTTACTTGTCGTAACGTTGGCATCTCCTATATAGACGGCACCGCCTCCTGAGTTATGTAAATAGGCGGTTTGATCGGCAATATTTGCAGCTACTAAAACTGTAGCTGTTACTCCTACTGTTACTTGTGCACTACTTGGCATTTTCTAATCCTAACTTTGTCATTAAGTCTTTTGCTTTAGCCGCTGTCACATTGACCTCAAAGTGCATATCGTCCTTTCGGCTCTTAAAGTCTCCACCCCATTTGAGGCCGTACTTTTTTGCAAGAGCTTGGAGCATCGGTACCCTCTCAGCTGGGAAAGTGCCAGCCTTACCTAACGGATGCTTTGTAGCATTGAGATCTATAGCTGTACCGGAGGAGTGGCATGAGAGCTTTGTGGCATCGCCTCTAACCATCCTGTACGCATAGCCCCAGTCGTCAAAAGCGCCCTCATCGATCGGCTCGATCAGCTCATGAAACTCGGCAGCAAAGGCCGCCAAGAGAGGCCCAACACTCTCGGCGCACCTTAGCTTACGATCCGTACCCCTTACAGGGTAGGACTTTATTTTAATCTCTGCCGGATCTTTAGATGCCGGATAACCGTTATAGCTACTTTCCATTAGAGATTATTTAAGGCCCTTTAGCTCTGCCTCATGTGCATCGATAGCAGCCTCGAGGATAGATAGCGCGTTAGCCGCATTTTCTACACCTTCATCATTACCTAGAGTCTCAGCCACTTGTGCATTGATCGAGTGCTGATATGCCTCAGCTGCGAATTGTGCTAGACGATCTTGGATTAACTTCTTCTTCTGATCGTCCGTTAAGTACTTTGAGTAATCGATTGCCATTGTTTCCCCTTAGTTTGCGTAGTATGGAACCTTGTATGTTGTTCCACCGATTTCGATTTTGAGATAACCAGTTGGTGTTGCTGGAAGTGCTGAAGCACCACCTGCTGCACCTACTGTTGTTGCTGTGTTGCCTGAAATGTATTGCATAAGTCCTGCTGCTGTTACTCCATAAATCGGAGTCCCTGCGCTATTCTGAATTGACCACGACTCAGCAGTTTGTGCTGCAAAATTGCGCGTTAAAAGTGTTACATCTGTTGCTGATTGTTGATTAGTAACACCAAATTGTGCAGATGTTGTAAGCAAAATTCCAACGCCTGTGCGTCCAGCAAAGTAGTTTACAGCAGTTCCTGCTGCATAAAAATTGTAAGTATTAGCAGCTGATGCAATGTTTCCAAAGAAACCATAGTTATTTGTTGCGCCTGTAATTCCAGTAGCAATAAAACCATACTGATTAGTAATCGTTGAAGTCGCGCCTATAGTACCCATGGTCGCATAAAAATGGCTTATTGAACCAGGATTAAAACTTGCTGCTGCCGTACTAGGCTGACTTAGAAAACCACGATAAGCAGATGTAACATCTGATTGTATTGTTCCAGTATTTGAAGTTGCTATAGCAACAACAGCCCCTGTCACATTTTTATTATTTGATAAAGTAGTTCCAGCAGGTGCAGCAGATCCAATTCCAACATTTCCAGTTGCGTCAATAGTCATGCGCGTTGTATTTGTAGTTTGAAAAGCCATTGACGCTGCTTCTTGGGCTGTTAAAGTGAAAGAACCAGTCCCACGGTGTGCAAATTGTGTGACCCCGTTAGCACCTGAACCACGGATAATTCTTAAACCGCTGTCCGTGTAAGTCGTGTCACCGATTAAATCGATGTAAGTGTTTCCGTCTACGGTACGCCCTGCACCTAATTCGACTGCGACTGTTCCTGTCGCACCTTGTCCAAGATTGTAAGTTGTAAGTGTCGAAGTCAAAGCCGTTGTGGACATTGTCATGCGGTTCACGCTGTTCGTAGAAAATCCCAAGGTATTTGCAGCCGATAGATACATGCCGTTTGTTGGCACTGTTGCGCCTGTAACGATCAAGGCTGTTGCTGTTTGTGCAGCTGTAAATATGTTGGCTGAAGCAAGGTCTAGTGCTAGTGATACCGCACCGCTTGTACCGCCGCCACTTAATCCTGAACCTGCTGTGACTGCTGTTATATCGCCTACATCGTTAGTAATCCAAGCAAAGTCCATATCTGTGTTAGAGGCCTTGGCAAGAATTTGCCCAGTAGTGCCGCCCTCAAGATCGACCATAGAGGCATCAATAGCATCGCCTAAAGCCTCGATAGCCGTAGCACCATTTTTAACTAGATCTGTGGACGTAGGTACTGGCCATCCAAAGTTAGGCGTTGTAGTTGCCATTAGTTTAACGCTCCAATCGCTTTACTCCATTGAAGCGTTGCATTTACATCGCTCCAGATTATTGTGTTAGGGATTACTGTCTCCCACGTAGGGGCTACGAGAGAGAAATCAAGAGGGGATAGATAAAGAGTTAAATCCACATAAGACGGTGTAGAGCTCATAGTTATATTTTCGATAAAGCCGTCAAAGTAACCATCAAACATATTGTCTGGGAGATTAGTTATTACAACAGGCTCACCAAAAAACACAGCTATTAACTCATCGCGTAGAGCATCCGGTAAAGATGCGTTATCTAATCTGTAAGTGATTTGTCCAAATTGATTACGTGGTACGCCTCGTAGGGCTAAATCTCTAGTGACAATATCTGTTACATCTGCCAAGCCTTTTACGTTTGAGTCATACTTACGCTGAAAGAGTCCATAGGTAGCGATTGAGTCTGCATCGGTTTGTTCATAAGTCGAGGCGTAAGCGGTGCCGTATCTAACGATCTCGGAGTTACGGATCTTGGCTATTTGTAGCTGAGAGCGGATAGTGCTCGGAGTTGCATATAGTCCGCTAAGTTCTTTTGAGCCATTAGTTGCTACATAAGTGCTACGGTGATCGGCATCATCATAATTAACTAAACCGTAAGCCGTCTCGTACACCTGACCTAGTGCGCTATTAGCAATTAGATCTACAAGGTTAGCGCTTTGTAAATTATCAGCCGCTACCGCGATCATGTCGTAAAGGCCTGTGTCTATTGTGCCGTAGTAGGACTCGGCATTAGCCCAGGTTACGGTAGGAGGATAGGTAGCCCATGTAACAGTTGGAGTTACCTCGGCCCATGTGCCGTTTAAGGCATCTCCTAAGATAGCTGCAATTTGCTCACCGTCTAACTCCTCAGGGAGTGCGGTGTTGTAGTAAGCCTTAGCAACCTTAGACAAGCTGCCTACTCCAAGGATCGTGCCAGTAGTGATGTAGCCCAGCTGCTCCGGTGATTTAACACCGATAGAAAAGTCCGATACCTCGCCTGTAAATACTGTTACATAAGTACCGGCAGAGTTCTTTAATTCCATTACAAGGCGATCTGTAATATCAATAGTAAAAGGCGCATTAGTTACGTTAATAATTTCGACTCGGGCATATCCGGCCGTACATTGTGCATCGATATTTAAGCGGCCGATTGAGTAACTGGCAGCTGTGACAGTTGTATACACGTCATCACCGACAGATATACGCCACTCAGGTAGCCATGTCATATTGCGAACACTCCGCCCCTAAGAGTGCCACGCTGTACGGCATCGATAAGTACTTGATCGATAGCCTCAGCTATAGCATTTGGATCGCCAATACCTGTGTTTACATTGACAGTAAAATTATTAGTAGATCCTCCGCCAGCTGTCATGCCTAACATCTCAGGGTTAAAACTGTCATAGCCTCCGCCCATATTGAGGCGCTGGCCACCGTAAAGCACTCGAGGATCGCTAGGCCCTGATATGTCATAGCCTGTCCGATCTGCAATAGCGGCGGCTACAGACCCCTTAGTAATTGTTGTACTTAAATTTGTACTACCTCCAAAAGTAGGAGCAGCTATAGAGCCTAAAGTTTGTATATAGAGTTCTAAAGATGCTAAGCGAGCAGCATCGGATAGAGCTTGAGCCTTTGCTACGCGATCTATTGCACTTAACTCGGCCTCTGTTTTCTCAGAAATTAGAGTTTTATCAGCGGCTAATTTTTCTGCATCTGCGTTTTTCTGCAAGGCTGCGATTTCCCCGATACGTTTCAGAGCTGTAGCGCCGTCCTCATCCTCAATAGCCATAAGCGCCTCAAGGCGTAGGCGTGTCTCTTTGTCGGACGTAGCTTTAAGTGCAGCGGCGATAGAGATCCGATTACTATCAAAAAAAGCGGCGGCCTTACTAAGAGCTAGTTTATTTTTCTCAGCTAGTATGGATTTCTTTTGTAGCGCTAATAGTTCTTTTTGGCGTTTAGCCGCCTCGGCCTCGGCCTTGGCTCTAGCCTTGGCGTTAGCGGCCTCCTCGATGGCTCTGTACTTATCCGCTGCCGCGCCTCCATATTGACGATTAGCGACATTTCCCATAAAGGCGGTACCTGTTAATTTGTACAAAAGTTTTACATACGATCCGGCTGCATCGTTAAAAAACTTGCCAAGGTTTACAAAAGGAGCGGCGACTTGTCCGGCTAATTCGACAACGGAGGCCAGACTACTAGCAAGGTTATCTACACTTTCGGTTAGATCCTCGGTAGTCGTATCTCCTGCGAGCTTGGCAAAAGCATCTATAAGAGCTCCGCCTACTGTCTCCTGTAGGTTGCCGTAAGCAATCTGTACCGCTGAGACTTTACCGGCGTAAGTATCTAAACGCGCTGCATTTTGTCCGCTGTATTGCGCCGTTAGTTTTTCTTGAATAGTTAAAAACCCGGTAGCGGCCAACTCTGTTTTAGATAGTCCGGTGTTGTATTTTGCTAGGCCTTTAGTCTGACCTAAGTATGCAAGGCCTAAATCTTTTGCTACCTCTGTGGCATCTACGCCACTACCTGCCGAGATCTCAAGGGCAAGAGCTAGGAGATCCTGCGACTTAGTAACGCTGCCAGTAGTTGAAATTAAACTCTGAAAGGCCGGACGTAAAATGTCATCGGCGACAGCGGCAGATTTTTCTAGGTCTGAGATAAAGCGTGTAATACGAGTATTCTCAAAGCCAAGGCCGAGGTTATCTACAGCCTTAGTTAAACGTATTGCGGCAGCTTCATCATCTGCAAAAGCCTTAACGGATGCTTTACCAAATTGTGCTACAGCTGTAACGCCTAAGGTAACTCCAAAAGCCTTGGCTAAACTTTTTACGCTTTTCTCAAAGCCGCCTATCTGCCTTTGACCTTTAGCTAGTGCTTTACCGTCAAAAGTAGTTACGGCATTAACAAATAAATCGGGTAGTTTCATTAGGCAGCCTTACCGTAACGGCCTTGATTGAAGGCGGCTATGGTGTTTTCAATAGCTCGTACTACGGCGGCTGAGGCCTTACCCTGATCCTCGGCCCAAGCTCTAAAGATCATGCGACCGCGGCTATTACCTTCACCGTACAAAGGCCCCATACGACTAATAAAATTAGCGCCGGCGCCCGGGTTATTAGATCGGCTCTTAGGATCGCCACCGGGATTTTTACGACCGGCTGTTTCATAAATAGATCCACTAGCTGAGGCGTTAGCAACTATGTATTGAGAGCTCCATCCGCTGCGATTGCGGCGACTTGGCGCGGCGGTGTAATAGATACCTTTAGTAGCTGCCGTTACATCATAAAGTGGAAACATACGTAAGCGGCCCTCGGTATTAAGAGTTCTAAAAGCTGAGTTACGAGCTGTGATCTTTCGACCTTTAGTTCCCTCGTTCCAGTTGTACAGGTTGCCCGGTACTGGAGACGGCGCATAACCTCGAGCCTTGTCCCGGATTGGGATCATTACGCCTTTAATCTCTTTGTTCATCTCTTTAAGTAACTCAGGATCAATCTTACGTAAAGCCCTAATAGTTTCTTTAACGCCGTCTAAATTTACTGGCATTTTGTTGGGCCTCCTTTGCTTGATCGTTGAGCACTTGTATTAACATCTTAAACATCTCTGTATCTAGATCGAGTATCGCTTGAGGCGCGACCTGCAACCGTATTGATAGTTGTGCTACCAAATAGGTTACGGTGCCGCGCCCTAAGCTAAAGGTAGATCGTCTAGCACCTCGACCTTGGCCAAGGTATCTAAAAACTCTGCCCCAAACATCGGTACGGTTTCGCCGCTAGTGCGTAAGCACTCCCACGCTAACCAATACACATCGCTTTGTTTCTCGTCATCTCTAAAGGCTTTGTGAAAACCTTTTTTTGCATATAACTCAAAGGCGTACTCAATTTTTGGCGAGATTTGATGCTCGCTTATTTCACCGCTTGCCCTTGTTATTTTGAGTCGTGCCATTTGTTTAGCCCCTTTTCTTTTTTATCAGCTAGTAGTAATTACGATTGGTGAGTTACAGGTAAACGTGATTGATTGAGATGCAATATCTCCAACAGCGCCGTTAATATCTGTAGTGTTATTTACAAGGATTGTTGTGCTGTACAAAGGGTTAGTAGCTGATGTAGCTGCGCTTGTCTGCTTTAGCGTTAGAGCTACTGTTGTGCCCCAGGCTGCCTGCAAGGTTGCGTTTACACTTGCTGCAAGTGTATCCGATAGGAAATCTAGAGCCACAGTTGAGGTCTCTAGGCCTTTTGTAAATTTTCTAGATGAGTCGCCCATAGCTGTAACTTCCAGCTCCTCAAATACTCGGTTAATTGTTGCGCTAGTGACGTGATCGCTCAAAGCTACAGAGTTAAGAGTTACCACGACACCATTAGACATATATACGGCCATTTTATTTACTCCTCGTTCTTATCTGTTGGTGTGTCTTTTGTTTTAGTTTCTTTTTTTGGTGCTTCGGTAATCTGCCCAATCTTGATAAGAAAGGCGATGTCCTCGTCTGTTAGGCTCATGCTTAACTCCAGCTCGTTAGTATTTGGATGTCAAAAGATGCGGTTAAAAGTGTGCCGCTTTGTACCTCTAATAAAGACGGTGCACTCATAGCTGCAATATTCATTACGATCGTGGATGCCACTAGCTTGTTAAACACAGCTACCGCTAGGGTTTCAATACCTTGTAAATTCCCGGCGTTGTCCAGCATCGGCACATTAAAAATAATCTTGAACGATGCCATAGGAGAGATACCTACGTTTGTATTATTTGTAGGTGTTATGTATGGATCATTAGGTGCAACGATTACAGAGTTAGCGGTAATAGTTGGAGGTGGAAAACTATATGTATTCCATACACTCGAGTTAGCTAGAGCGGCAGCTAGTGAGGCTCGTAGCGTGGTTATTGGCGCTGGCATTATCCGACCATCGTGTTAGGACTTGCGTAGCCGGCAATAAGTCCTCGGATCTTGCCAATCATCGAATTGCCCATACGGTAAGGACTAGGGCTAAAGCCATCGATAGTTACGCCGCCTGTCTGTGAGACTTGGCGCGCTTGGAAAATATCGGTAGCAAGGATCATCGCGGCCTCACGTACGGCCGGGGTAGTGGCATAAGAATTAGTTTTAGTATCTGCTCCAACAGCTGAGCCGTAGGGGAGTACTCGAGTAAAATTAGCGTTAGCCGCTACCTTAGCAAATTGAATAAAGCTGTAACCCTTAGGAAAATTAAATGCGTAAGTGTTAAACGCTATAGATGGAAACTGAGTAGTCGTACCAGCTGTCCATGGGATAGTTCCCGTAACTGTGTACGTACCGTTAAAAGTTGAGCCGCATCCACTCAAGGTTACAGAGTCTCCGGTGCTAAAAATTGCCGGGTTAGCAACCATGACAGTAGCTACGTTATTTTGTAGAGCTGTGCCTACAACAGGTGCGGAGTCGAACCATAAAAATTGATTGAGTAAATCTTGGGCAGCCTGACAGCACGTCTCGACAATATCTGAGCTATACAGATTTTCGATACCTAGGTTAGCTCGTAGCTCGGCCTCGGTGACGTATGTAGCTGGCACTTATTTACTCCTTTACTTAATAGGGCCGGTAGGGCTCAAAGGGCTAAGAGCCCTACCGAC